AAACACAAGTTTTTGAAGAGGCTAGACATGTATCATGAGTTGAAACACAGCGAAAAAGAGCAGGCAAACGTCCAGATTGTCGCAGAAGATTTTGGCAAATAAGGCGTAATTGTGTCACAAATGTGGCAACAATGTGTTCAAATCTAGTTTAGAATCATTCTAAGTACAGTTTGTATAGGTATGGCAAAAGTTTTATAAAAAAAAATAAAATGTGCTACAGATATTTTGTCTTTTTGTACTTTTGACCTAGAAGTGTTGGTATACAACAAAAATGATGGACAAAATGTGTGAAAAAAAAGTGTACTGGGACAAAATATTTTGTCCTTATTGGTCAAATCTCAGATTGCCCGCGCGCGAGGCATTTCATTTTTCTCTTTTTCTTAAAACTTTTACCATACCTATACAGATTTGAAGATGACAGAAGAAACCTTTTTTGATATGTTGAATCGAATTCACAATCCGGATTATTACTATGCCAAGAACAAAGACAAGAAGAAAACTAAACGTAAACCAACCAAGCGTAAGCGACATCCCATTTCCAAAGGTAAGAGTGGAGTGGATAGATTGCGTAAGCGACAGCGGCTGGGCAAACGAAAAAGAGTTCGACAAGATGAAGTTAGCTAGACCTGTCAATGAAGGCTGGTTGTATTCTAAAGATAAAATTTCAATTAAATTATTTGCTTCCTACGATAAAGAAGATGATGGTAGTTTTAGTTTTGGGGATCGGACGATGATTCCTCGTCAGTGGGTAAAGAAGATTCAGAAGATTTAGGTGTCTCAACAGCCTCACCCTCAATCTGTT